TTTGCTGCTTTCGGAAACTTTTTCATCTGTCCAGCAGAACGTGCACAGAAAGACTTGCGACGCTTGGCATCTTTGCTTCCCGGCTTAACTTTCCCCGTAACAGCAGTCTTTAGTTTGCTGCCGGGGTTCTTTTTGCGATAGGCAGCAACCCCAGCCTTAGTCATTCCCGCACCAGACTTTGTGGGGCGGAAGTTCTTCTTGTTACGGGCTGGCATCTTGTCAGGCTTTTTTGGTGCCACTTTTCTTCCTTTTCTTACCTGATGCAGTAACAGACCACTTTACTTTGCGTGGGCCTGTCTTCTTAGCTGCTTCTTTCTTAGTAATTCGGCTGGCGACTTTGGCTGGTCTACAAGCTGGATAGGGACGTTTCTTTTTCTCAGAACCAGACCGACCACATTTCTTGCCAGTCTTTACGTCTCGCCAGTCTTCCTTGAACCATTTAGTTAAGCCGCCTTTTGGTTTAGCCATTATGCGTAAGTCCCGCCACGCTTCTTGTACGTTTTTACCAACCAAGCATTTGCGTATGCACTAGGATACACATCAAACTTACGTTTAGCCTCTGCCTTTACCCTTGCATAAAGTGCTTTATTTTTAGGTGTAGGACTTTTAGACTTTTTCTTTGGTGTAGGTTTTTTTCTAGGTGCCATATGGTTTACTCCCGGCAGGGATTACTGCTTATATCATAAAATTAATAAGGTGTCAAGGGGGCAAGTTGCCCTGCCCCCCGACAGTTATTTAGGCAAATGCCGCAGCAGTTTCTGCCGCACCCATTGGAACCACAGTCGCAAACACACGAACCTTACCATCGAAATTAGCAGTGATTGCTTTCATGTCGATGTTATCGGCAGCAGTGTACAGAACTGGGGTTGAACCAATCTCATAACCAACAGCAGTATGACCTGCTACGTCAGTAACCCAAGTGTCGGCAGCAGTGCCGTCACCCAAGTCAAGAGTTGGTGAACCAGTAGAAGCAAGAGTCAACACTTCGATACCTGCGTTTAACACAAGGGTGTTCGCAGGAATTTCGAAAACGTCGATGTCTTCACCAGTTGCAAGAGCAGTAGTTGAGAAGTCAAGAACAACCTCAATTACTTGGGCTTTGTGCCCTACGGGAATGCCAGCAACGGCATTAGTTACAGTGTAAGTAGCCATGTGTCAGTCTCCCTTAAGCAACAGTATCTACAACACCGCGAACGAGTGCTTCTGGGCGAAGGACTTTACGTCCAAACACATGAAGACCACGAACGATGTCGGAGAAGGTTTCAGTTGACCGAACTACTTCGGTTTTTGCAATGTGAGATGCAGTTGCAACGGCTGACATGTGACCAGCCAATACAACAGATTCACCTGCAGCAGCAGTAACACCAGTGATGCTGATTGCATCTGTGCCACCTGCTACCAGAGCAGTTGACTTGTAGCAGTTAAAGCCAGCAATCTGCCCCTGCATTACAAGACCGTTCCGCAGTGGTGAAGTACCGTCACCAGTTACCTGTACTTCTGCAAACTTTGCACCTGCTGAAAACAGCTTTGCATAAAATGCAGGAGAGGCAACAAACCAACGATTTTCTTCTGGAACAGACTGTTCGTCAAGTTCTTTTGCCATTTCAAGCATCAGATTGACAGCATTGTCTGGAGCAGTGTGAACTGCAATTGGTGTACCAGCAGTACCCAGAGCAGTGTTGGTTGACAACAGACCACCAGTCAGTGATGCGTCGTCAGCACCAGCAAGACCAGCACCGTCGGCAATTGCTTGCAGAACGTTGAAGTCGTACTTCCGCTTCAAAGAGTATGCACCTGAAGAAGTAGCCAGTGCCTCAAAGTTTACATGAGACTGACGCTCTTCAATGTCATCAATTTTGAATGCGAAAGCGTTGGCTTGGTCAACAACCATAGTTGTTTGGTCGTCAGCCAAGTCTTGTGGAGAAACCACTGAGCCGCGTGAGTATGCGGATACAGTGATTGTTGGTTCTTTGATGATACGAACCGTATCGCCAAAATTCTCAATTTCGCCAGCGTAGTCGGTATTTGTGATATCTTCAGCAACCGAAGCGCGACGGAAAAACTTGAGAACTTTTTGGCTAAAGATTTCCGGTGTAAAGTTACCGGAAGGCAGGTTATTATAACCTGAAGCCGAATTAAAAGCCATTTGCTTTTCCTTCCTTCATTTTTGAGGTTTAAGATTGATAGTCGATTCGCCCTTCAGAACGTGCAGTGTCCAGTTCAGCTTCGTGCTTTTCGAACTCCCACGGTTTCATCTTGGCGATTTGTGAAGCTTTCCAAATCTTTTTTCCGTCAGTGGCATCTGACCGTATCTCCCTCGCAGGGCTTTTAGTTACGGCATCTGCTGCTGATGCAGATTTGGTTTTCTTCTTTACTGAACCAGTGTCAGCTTTGTAGAGGTCTATGACCCGTGCCGCCCATCTCGCATCTGTATTGTTTTTGTAAATACCATCTGCGATAGAGGCTGGTTGCTCTTCTAACCAAGCAAGGAACTTTTCTTCTGATTTAAGTTCCGCGAAATCCGGGTGGAGTCTTAGCAGTTCCTCGTAGGCTTTCTGCTTTTCCAGTTCCTTTTCACGTTCCTTAATAGTTCCTAATTCCTCACGTAGTTTTGCAACCTGTGATTCGGTCTGCATACTTGAAACCGTCTGAACCACTTCGAAGACATCTGGATACCGTTCTTTGAACTCATCCAGCTCCTCTTGTGTTCTTGGGGGCGTTACACCTCGCGGCATCTCTGCTGCACGGTCTGTCATTGTTTTGCGAAGGGCTTCGATTTCTCCTTTGAACTCGCCTACCTTCTCATCATAATGACGTTTCAAGTCATCATACCGTTTTTTGTAATCGTGGCTGTCTGAAGCGTCCTTCTTTGTTTCCACGAAACTATCGCCCGTTTCTTCTTGCTGAGTAGCCGCTTCTTGCTGGTCTGCGGGGTCAGCCTCTTGGGCTTCGACTTGTTCTTCGTCGTCTTCTTTGTAAACTTCGTCGCGATATTTGCCACGATATAAGTTTTCGTTATTTACGGTTCCGAACGAGTCATTTGCTTTGTTGGCACGGTGGCCTCTTGCTTTTGCCATTGTATGTACCTCATCTGCGGGGCCACATGGCTGTGGGTAGCCGCTCCGGTTGTGCTGGGGCCACGAGTTCGTGGGTAGCCAGCGGATTCTTTAGGCTAGGAAACCGCCTCGCGCTGCTTGGGCAGGTTGCTGCTCATTTTCTGCAATGCGCTGTTCGGTCTTCCGAATGCCTCTTTTATTAATTTTTTCTAGGCGGTCTTCGCCAATAATCTTTACTAGGTGCGGGGCTATAGTTACTTCGCCGCTAGACACCGCAATATCTACGAGGTCGGAATGACGCTCAAAATCTTCAGTAGACAGTCCTCTGCGAACCGCTTCCTTTTGGGCATCCATAATCATCTTACGGATGTCCTGTTCTCCCGCGAACTCGACAGCAGCCGCATTAAGAACGTAGGTGCCCTCTTTGACTTCCATATCGCGATTGTCGGCAACCTTTTGACCGTCAGCAACTTGTGATGGTGGAGCGTCAATAAATCCGCTGGGCTGTTGAACACCACCTTCGGGGGTTCCAAAAGCGTAGCCAACCTGTCCGCCTCTGGCCCAAGTAGACTTGTTGCCGGGGTTGCCCCCCATACCGCCAGCACTGCTCATACCTGCAGAGGCAGATTCTCTACCTGAAAGGCCGTCACGCCCTCCAGCACCACCGCCATACGGGTCACTCTTTGAACCGCCCGCAACCTTTTCTCCGGCCTTAACTCTAGCGGCTTCTTCTCTAGACCGCGCTAATTCTGCGGCTCGTTTAGCTGCGGCTTCTCTTGCTGCCTTTTGTCTAGCGGCCTCTTGTCTGTCAGCCTCTGCCTTATCAGTCTGTGCTTGCTGTGCTGCTTTAATACCGTCTTCCAAAGTGGCGGTACCTTTACGAGCAGCCGACAGCGCAGAATTGAATGCATCAAGGCTAATTCCCGCTTTAGCTGCTGCAGCTATGGCACTCTCCTGTAGACCATAGGCTGAATAGCTGTTTGTGCTAGGGCTGTAAAAAGAGCCTGTAGATGTGTAATAGCCTTGACCTTTACCACTAGATGTTTTGCCTGTGTCTTGCCACCCTGCTTCTGTAATAGTGGTTCCAGTTTCAGTACGTACATTGAATCCGCTTGGAATCATACCCTTTGACAAGGCATCCATAGCTTCAAGCTGGCTACGAGACATGCCCCTTGTGTTGCCGTTGTAGTGAACAGAGCCGGGAGCACGGGTGACACCAAACCCGGTGTCAAAAGACACTGCAAAGCCTGTCGGGCCTAAACTAGAAAGTGACCGACCTGCTTCCCCAAAGTCCATAGTCCCCACACTGCTGCCTACTGTTGCCTCAAGCTGGGCATTGGCTGCGTGAGCCGCTCTAATCTGTGCCATGTCGTTGTATTGAACAGCATGAGTAATATCAGCAGCAATTCCTAGTATACCACTTGGACGAAAGCTATTATTTCCAAAAGCGTTTTTTACTGTTTCTCCGCTAATCAGTGAACCAAGGGCCGGACCCAGTAGACCCCCTGTAACAGCAAAAAGACCCGCTACTAAATTTTTCTTTTGTTCTTCAGTGATATTGCCTTTAAGCATTTCCCCAAGTTTTGCGGGAGCTTCTTTAACTGCAGTTTCTGCAGATTTGTATTCACCAAAGGCAGCCTTAGATATATCTATTCCTGAAAAGTTTCCAGTAACAAGTGGCTCTGTAAAAAATTGCATACCGGGTATCCGGTCTACCATAACGTTCTCTGTTTTCATGTAGTCAGAGTAACTGTCATAAGGAGTGCTACCGCCGGAATAGTCGTAGGATAAATCATCAGAATAAAAATCACCGCCGGGGAAACTAGATTCAAAAGTCCCCGCATCTCTGTCACCACCTTCAGAGTCTTTTACTTCCGGGGTAGCTAACTCTGTGATATCTTCCGGCTCGTCTATTCCAATTCCAGTATCACCCAATCCTTCAAGGGCTTCCATACCGTAATATTGACTAAAAAAGTTAGTATATTGACTTTGATACTGGCTTTTGGTTAGCTTTTCCTGTTCGACGCCAAGAAAAGTTGGAACTTCAGGTTCCTCTACGCCTGTACCTTCATCAAATATGTCAATACGGTCAACCATTCGATTCCTTCACAATAGCTGTGTGGCTATCCTTCAGTTTGAGGAGCGTTTCCAGTAAAGCCGCTTTCCCCTGCAGGTGGCGCAGTTCCGACTCCGATTGTGCCGTTACCAGACCCCTGTACGTCTGTTCCTTCAGGAGAAGGAGATACTCCTCCAGCCCCTGCCATATCTTGGGCTGGGCCAGCAGCGGCCCCACCAGCTTCGCCTGTTCCTTGCTGTACATTAGCCATCATTCCTTTTAGCATTTGGGCATACAGTTGTGCTTCGTTTTGGTCGTTGACTAGACTATCTGGGTCAATGTCCTGTGCGATAGCCAGTTCGCGCATCAGGTTTGGTATCTTGATGAACGGTGCCAGCATAGGGTTAGACACGGTTTGCAACAGAGACGTTAGCCGCTGTGTTCGAACCTCTTTTTGCATCACGGCTGCAACGCCGCGTGGCTTAATCTCTAGGTCGCCTTCAATGTCTTCGGATTCCTCGTTGAACTGCATGTTCCACTGGAAGTAAGCTTCACCAAGAGGTTTAAGGAGCATATCGTCAATGTTCTTAATCACGGTCTTCATAGACAATCCGGCTGAACCCATCAGCATCGACAGTCCTGCTGCTGTGCGTCCTGTTCCGCTAACGCCTGTTTGTCCGTGCATGATTGACGGAATGCCAGTTTCTTCGTCAGCTAGACGACGACTAATCTCGTACATCTGTATGTTTTCACCAGCCGTGTTCGGAAACTTGAGGCCGTTGATGGCAGTTCCGGTAACGCCGGACTGACGACGAAATATCTTGCCGGGGAAGATATCCATGTTCTGGCCCGGAACCAAGCTTGCTTCGTCAACATCAAACACCAAGTTACCCGCAAGAGCGAGGTTGTCGATTGCCATACGAACGTGGCCGTTCATTAACTTCTGGGCATCTTCCATGTTTTCCGCTACACCAACGCCCCAAAGCTGATACGGGTTGACTTCATATGGGAACACTTGGAATGGAATACGGGCAGGTGTAAATGGGTTTAGCACACAGCGTAGCACCATTGTGCCACAAACCCAGATGTTTACCTGCAGTTCGTCGAACTCTGACATTTCGTTAGCTTCAGCTAGCCCTGCCTCTGCAGCCATCTTGGAATCCAACACGCCCCAATATTCTAAGACTTCGTAACGATTGCCTTGATAG